GTTAATACTGATCTATCTTTACTGTGTTGGTATCTTCTTTATTAGGTTTGAAAAAGTACCAAAGACCTATTATCCCAAATGGGATTAAGACGATTGTGCCGAAAAAAAAACATGAGATGAAGAACAATAGGATCTTTGACACAATACAACTAAGTCAAAACAATATATAAATGTTAGGGAAATAATGTCTCTACACTTTTCTCCCTAATAGGTGTAACCTATTAAATAGGTTAAGAGGGATACCGTCGTATCTTATTCAGACACTTAATTCAGGTATTCCCTGACACCTATATTACATAATGGTAAACCTTATATAAACTTATCCATGTGTTATTTTAGACCATATATATCATTCAATCAAACCCCGTTTTGCTTCGCAAAACCTATTCGTCAGGTTCAGCAGGATGATCATTCCTTACTTCTTTAATTTTATCCTCACATAGAAATGAAAGTTTCCAGAATGTCTTCTTATCGTCCATCCCCAACGCACTTGGGTTTTTACCAAAGCATAGTTCAAACCACCTTATCACTGTTTTATAATCGTTTAGCTCAAAGTCCACCATGATTTCTAACACAGCCCATCCTTTAAATACTTGTTTAAATAGAAATCTTTATATTAAAACACATTTCTATATGTAATATGACCAAGGACAAGTTTGAGACTATACGGGAAACCCCCACTATAATAAAAAAGGAAATAGTCAAATCTTGCTCTTGCGATCAAGATATAGGTAGGAATATAAGATGTTCTGATCATGGCGACCTTGACAAAATTTAAACGTAAAAATTACAAGAACAGACAGTAAGTTTATAAACTATAGTATATTTATTATATCATGGGTTTTAGATCACAGTTAAGCAGATTAGCCAAATCTTTTAGCACTACTAATAAATCATACACAGAATCTACCACTAGACCTTCAGTAGCCCAGCCTTACATGGCAACCGATACAGGTGCCAAACTACCAATTTTTCCATTCCCACTTATAATGATTTATGAGTTGGCAGATAATATTGATGCCTTGAGAATTCCTATAGAGACTTTGAACAGAGAGATGTTTAAGAACGGTTGGGAGATAACTGAACGGTTCAAATACAAGTGTAATAACTGTTCCAAAGAATTCCAGTATGCTCCAAACGTAGCAATCGAAGGTGAAGAACCAAAAAAAGTACAAAAGATACAATGTGATTCCTGTCAGAGTTATGACCTTAGAACACCTGTGCCAGAACATAGAAAGATACTTGAGGATCTGGTTAACAAACCTGTTAATGGAAACGCCCAGAACTTGGAAGATGTTGCAAGACAATTAGAAAGGGATTTGGAAATTGCAGATAATGCTTATTTACTTTTACTAAAGAATTATTTTATTGATGATGTTACAGGAGAGATAGATGAAGTCAAGACAGAGATTAAAGAGCTGTTAAGAATAGACCCACCACAAGTAGCAATGATTGCTGACTCTGATGGAAGAATAGGTTACGATGATAAGAGGCAAAAGATTTATGTATGCCCAAGATTTGAGCATAGGGATGCTAGATTGTACCATGATAGGTGTGATAAATGTAACGCAAAGGCATTAAAGGCTGTATTAGAAGTCAACTCTGTTTACTCTATCGGTGTACCACATCCTAAACGGGTAGTTTATGCTGAGGGTGAAGTAATTTGGAAAGCAGGAAAATACAAACCATCTTTAATTTATGGATTCAGTCCTATTTATGCAGTGTGGAGTAAGGCTATGGCACTCTCACATATGGACGAGTATATTAGAAAATACTTTGACAAGATGAGACCACCACGAGGATTACTTGTTGTTGCTTCACGTAACTATGAAACCTTTAGAAAGTCATGGGATGCACTTGAACAGAAAGCAATCGAAGACCCATACATGATACACCCACTTATGGTAGAATCAGACAAGGGTGGAAATAATATGGCACAGTGGTTGGACTTTACAGGCACGCTACAGGAGTTACAATTTGTTGAGATAAGAAAAGAGTTAAGACAAATCATTGGTGCAGTGTATGGTGTGTTACCTTTATACTATGGTGAGATGGTAGGTGGGTGGTCACAAGAAGGATTACAGGTTACAATTACAAACAGAGCAGTTAAATGGGGACAGGATATTCTATACAAATCATTCTTTAAAAAGTTTACAGAACTGATGGGAGTTGATGATTGGGATCTTAGATTGGAAGCAGGAGAAGAGAATGATAAACTATCAGAACTACAAAGAGATGGGGTAGAGATTGAAAATATGGCTCTATTACAACAGATGGGCTTTAAAGTTACAAGAACACACACTGGTGATTTTAACGTGTCACAAATACCAGAACCTATTGACGAGTTACAAATGGGCAGGGGTAGAGGAACTGCATCACCAGAAGAAAACAGACAGAACTTTTCTGGACAACCATTACAGAGAAGACCAACTGATACTGGTGGAGTTGCACAAGGGCATCCGAGTTCAGGAAGTGGAACTTCAATGTCACAAAAGAACTTTCCTACTGGTATAACACCTGATAACTTTGATGTAGTTAAAAAAACACTACAATCAGCAGCAGATTACAACTGGAATAAATCAAAAACTGTAGACGAACTAAGAAAGTTTACGAAAATAACAGTAAGAGAGGCACGAAATATTGTCAAAAATGAATTTGGAATGATGAGAAGATGGGAAGATGATGACAAGGAGGAAAAAACTTGACAAAACTATTCCACAGATGTGATGATTCCTGTAGAGAAGAACACGCTGCAAAAAAGGTAAAACCTGTTAAGAAAACTAAAGTTAAAAAAATAGTAGAAACTAAAAAAATTACAGTTACAGATGTTTACAGTGCTGACTATGCACTTATAGACGAAACAATAGACAGTATTAAAAAAACAAGTAGAAGTATATGTACTGATCCTTATTCTTCAAACAATGTCTATCTTATTTTACAAGATGCGTTAAAAAAAGTGACCCTAGCAGATAAGTAATGGCAACCAAACTAAACCTAAATGCTGGCAGTACAGCAATGGGTAAGAAAATTGTAGACATACATCAAGATAACGAGTATACCCATGTAAATAATTATAAAGAAGGGTTATGTTTTGGTTGTTTTAGTTCAAATGTTGTGGGGGCAATGGTTGCTGATGTATGTGGTGATTGTGCTGGAAAACGTGGTAGAGAACCATTATTGGTATCTATAAAACCTGTTTACTACGGTATGTGTCATTTTTGTGGTGATTATAAATTTAACATGGAACAGATAAACTGTAGATTGTGTCAGAAATGTCACAAAAGAAATGCAAGCCACATGAAATCGTATAATAAGAAAGGAGGAATGTATGGTGCAGATCCATTTTGGGTATCACAACGTCGAAAGCTAGGAAAGGATTACAAACAAATTATGTCAAGTGGTACAAAATCTTGGAGAAAGTAAATTAATCGTTCTTTAAGATAAATATAATCCTGTCTAACTCAAAGTCATAATATCTGTGATCATAATCTATAATTTTATTTTCATTTCTATATACAGCATCAAGGTATCTATCAACCCTCCACTTTAACAGAGGTTTTCTAAGGAATCTTGGGAAGAAATTTAACTTCATTTTCTTTCTGTCAAATTTAATTTTATCATATGTTATGAGTTTTGTGTTTTTGTCTTCATATTCTCCCAACTTTCCATTTCTGAAATGAACAAGAGACTTTTGTAGTAAAGGTCTTTCCTTCTGGTCATTTGTGTTAGTTACAACATATAGTTTTTCTTTATTTTGTATGTACATATCAATGATCTTTATTCTCCTCATTTTATCTTTGGTATATCCTTTGTAAAAATGGTCAAATGTCTTCATATCGTCAAATATGTATATAGAAGAAGCCATACCACTAAATACAAATACTTGTTAATAAATCAAGTGATATGGATCTTTTTAATAAAGAAGAAGAAAAAATATGTGAATGTAATGTAAAAACATACAAATATGTTGGGTTTAAAATGTCCTTGGAGATATGTTACAGATGTGGTAAGTTTAACTGTACATCAAATTATATAGATGATGATTTTATAAAATTTCTTGTAAAACACCCTGAGCTTGTACCAGAATTAATCAGGCTAAAATATCTAATTCCCACATAAATCTTTATTACTTAGAATAAATATCAATCAATATGGAACAAGTATTCAACTCATTCATTGAACCATTATTATTAACAATGATGATAGCAACGGGTGGAGGAATTGTTGCTTTTTTTAGAAAAATGAATAAAACACAGAAAGATTTATGCGAAACTGTGTCAAGACTACAAAAAACCCTTATTATTTTAGCTAAAGCCGTAGATAGACAATCAAACAGACTACATCCAGATGAGGCTAATTCAGACCTAGATGATCTAGTCAAGGAATTACTTGATAAATAAGTTTAAATATAGTCTATTTCAGGGATTTGTATGGTTGAAGCTCTATTAGCAGTAGTAATCGCCACTGTAGCTGGTGCAGTATTAAACACCATTAGGGGATTCCTAGGTTCTGATAGTTCCTATGATATCAAAAAATTCCTTGGTGCTGTAATTGTATCAGGTTTTGCAGGGTTAGCTATTGCACAAACAATCGCTTTAAGTGGAGTAGACACGTTAGGACTAATTCTAATTGGTCTAACAGCAGGATTTTCAATAGATTATGCTGTATCTAAAGCAAAAAAAATTACAGAGTAATTCTGTATTTTATCCCTTTTTTATTAACTACAATAATCTTTATTAGTATTGTGTAGTTTATTTATATATGAGTGAAGATATTAAATCCAAGGATATTATTCAATTTAACCAGCTCACTACATCATTAAAGAGTATGGAGACAATCAATTCGGATGAAAGATATTTTGAGGGACTACTTACTGTGCAGATGAAGGATAAGCAGGGAGAAGTTACGATTGTTGATGAATTATATAAGGTTCTTCCAATTTGGATGGATCGTGGAGCACCAATATCTGATACTCATAGTAATCGTATAATAGGAAAAGGTATAAATTACTCTAAAACCATTGTAAAAGATGAGCATGGTGAAGATCTACCAGCTATTAAAATTACAGGTAAGATTTATAAAAACTATGAATTAGATAATGTTATTTGGAATAAGATAGTAACTAAGGAGTATAGAGGATTGTCATTCGGTGGAGCTACAAGAGCAAACCGTATGCCAATGAAGATGAAAGACGGATCTATGGCATATGCCTTAGGTGCATTAGAACACTATGAAGTAGCAGTATGTAAAGATCCAGCCGTTCCTATGGCTATAATTACTGATTTTAATCCTATCGCTAAAGCTAATTATTCATCTACAGTAAGAGATGATAAAATGGTTATTCAATGTACAGATATGGGATGTTATATAGAAAAATCAGATGTTGAACATGGAATGTATGGTAATGTAAATACAGACACACCTTTTGATGCTACTGAAGATTATGAAGAGGATAAGAGAGAAGAAATTGAAAAAGTAGAATCATCAACTCCTAAAGGATTGGGGTTTGGGAAAATCAGGGGCACTGGTGAAAAAACAGAAGCCAAGATAACTCCAGATACAAAATTCTTTGGTGCAGATGGTAAACCGTATAAAACACAAGCTGAAGCATCAGCAGCCAGTCCAAGAAAAAGAAGAAATATAAGTGCTGAAAGAAAAGAAAGAGCAGATTATAAAGCACAAGCAGGGGTTTCTATTAAAGATAGATTGGATATGAAAAACGATGCAGACCTAAACGAATCACAAACATTCCAAGAAAAAGTAGATGCATTGGTAAGAGAAGGTAAATCAGAAGAATCAGCAAAAAAGATTGTGGGTTCATTTGTCCATAAAGAATTATTAATTAAATCAGGGTATCAAACTGAAGCAGGAAACACACAGTTAGGAGGACAAGCTTCTACTGAAGATGATAAGGAAAAACGAGAAAAAGAGGATGAGGAGAAAGAAGATGATGAAGTTAAGCGTAGAGACCATTCAGATGCTGGTGGAGATATACACTCTATGTATAATCAAAACGTAGGAAGAGAAGCATCATCTGGACGTAAGATGAAAACTCTTAAAAAATTACCAACTAGAAATCAAGAACTTTTAGGTGGTAGTGAAAATTCACAATCAGGATTACCATATATAAAACCAGAACATAATAATTATGATCCAGAACATAATGATTTAGAATTAGACTTAGAAGCTCAACATATGAAGAAAGGAGATACTACTGTAAATCAAACTGGTGGTATTAGAGGTGGTCAAGACACTGCTGTTCAAGGAAGTGGAGAATCTAACGATATTAATATAGTTCAAAAGAAACCTGAAAGAAATGAAGAGAAATTAATATCAAATATTAAAGTGGTTAGAAATATTAATAATTCACTTGAGAAACATTCACAAATACAAGAA